CGGCCTGGATGAAGTTTCTGGCTCCAGCCTCCGTGCGGATGTCGGCACCCTGAGCGGCCTGGTTTGACGCGGTCGCAAGCTGCCGAATGCGGGCCAGTTGCCGTTGATTCTCGATTGCGTTCGCCTGTACCTGGGCTTGAAACCGCAGCACTTCTTGCTGCTGAGCAATTTCTCGCTTGTAGGACTCTTGCTGAATCGCCGCTAATCGTTGCTGCTGAAGCTGTTGCTGCTTGGCGTATTCTTCCCGCTGCTTCGCAATCTGCTCCTCTGCCTGCTTGCGGCCGTTCGCGATATCCTCTTCCTTCGCTGCGATTTGCTCTAACTGCGCGACTCTCTTCAATGCTGCCTGAAAGGCTGCTTGGTCTCCCCTCGCCCTCGCGTCGCCACCCTCCCTGTTGACTCTTGCAATCTCCTCTTCGATCGCCTGTAGATTTCGTGACGCCTGCAGCCGTCTTGAGTCGCCGTTGAAGCGTGCAAGCTCTAGCTGCTCGTCGACGAACTGATTGACCTTCTGCCGCTCAGATGCAACACGCTGGTCAGCTTCCTTTTGAATGCGTTCCCGCTCAGCTTGAAGTGCCTGGACCCGCTGTCGCTCGGCTGCATAGAAACGCTCTGATTCCTGTGCTCTGCCTGACGCGATGTCACGCTCTCGTTGCGCCAACTGCTGAAGGTTGCTGATCTTCTTCCGCAAGTCATCCTCGGCAGCAAGCCCAATCACGTCCTGCAATTCAAACTGCAATCGCTTGATTTCATTCGACAATGCCTTGAAGTTCTCTGCAGCCTTGGCCCGTAGGGAGTCGCCGCCGAAGACTGTCGCGATTCGCTGCTGCTCTAGTAGCGTGTCGATCAGGCTTCGCTCAGTCTCGATGGTTTTCAGCCGCTCGTCGTTTGCTTTCTTGATGATGGCAATCTGCTTTTCGTAAGCAGCGTTTGCCTGCTCAATCGCGAGCTTGTACTTCTCGGCTCCCTCTGGCGTTGAGCGATCAAATGCAAGCCTGGCTTCATTGATCCGGTCGCGAAGGCGGATATAGGCAATCCCAGCTTCGTTGCCGAATGTCCGCATGTCTTCTGAGGCACGCTTGAAAAGTTCAGTTGTGCGGCCTGAAGCCTGCTCAATCTCGCGAACGATATTGTTGCCGAGCGGCCTCTCTGTAGCCTCGCGAACCTTGTTCACGGCCTGGGCGGTTTGCTCCGCTGACTGAGTCCCTCGTGGGAAAATTACCGAGAAGACGTAGGCAACGCCTTCCGCCAGGTTGGCGATTGCTCGGAAGCCTTCGGCAACAATCCCGAGCGCACCGTTCAACGCGCCGCCGAGCAAGTCAATGATCGGCCCAAGAACTCCAGACAGTGCCTCAATTGTCCGAGTGATGCTAGAGACGAGTACAGCGAAGTTCTCAGCGACTCCGGTTGCCGTCTCCGTGAATGGAATCAGCACGGCTTGGCCCAGCCCTTGGGCAGCGACTGCCAGTTGATCAAGGGCTGAGCCAAATGCGTCTATGTTCGCGCGTTCTAGTCCGGTGATTGCCCGACCCAAGTTCTCTATGTCTGCTGCTGCGCCTGGCAGATTGTTAAAGAATGGAATTAGATCTGCGCCAGCTTTGCCAAACAGAGATGTAGCCGTGGCAGACCGCTCTGCCGGATCTTCAATGTCGGCAAGAGCGCGTCCGATTTTCTGGTACTGTTCTTCAGGCGCAAGTTCTTTAAGTTGCTCGGCCGTGATCCCGATGTTGGCAAGAGCCTTCTGCGCAGTCTTGCTTTCCTCGTCTACACCAAGAACGCTTTTCTGAAGTCGCCCGAACGCTGCGCTGACAGTGTCGATGCTCGTGCCACTTCTGTTTGCTGCCTCCTCTAGAGTCTGAACAAACTCAAACGATACACCGAGCTTGTCGGCTGTATTGCCGAGCTTCTCAACGCGATCTTCCAGCTCTAGGAGTCCGCGAGTGACGGCTGACGCACCAGCAGCAAAAGCAGCTACACCGGCGAGCGAAGCCGTCACAGGATTTACAAGAGCAGTGAATGAGCCCACCAGCCCAGACACGCCTTGGCTAAGTCCGCCAGAAAATATCCGAGAAAGCCCCTCGCCTGCGGATGACAGCCCAGATATTCGTCCTGCTATATCTCCCAGCGGGCCGGGTAACGCCGCGAACACGCCGGAAAGCTCGTTGAACGCAAGGGTATTCCCCTTGGCCGACACATCCAATTGATCCTGCTTGGCAGCGAGCCCGGCCGTCGCACGCTCCGCATCGGTGAGCCCAGTTGCCGCGTTCTCAATCGCTCGGTCGTATGTCTCGGCAGAGATCCGGCCTGCGTCGAATTGAGCCCTAAGTTTTTCCTGTTCACGGCCAAACCTTTCCGCCGCCGTTAGGTTTTGTTCGGTGATCTTCGCGGCTTCTTGTAACGCCGCCGCTTCGGCTTTTGCTGCTGCCGCAATCTCGTTAAACGTCTTCTGAAACTCTGGGGCAGAAACGGTTCCCGCCTTGCGGGCAGCGATCAGGTCTTCGAGGCTCTTGCGTGTGGAATCCTGGGCACGAACCGCTGCTTCGCTATCAGCGGTGAATCGGTCAAAGACTTTCGTGACCTTGTCGGTCTCGTCCCCGAGTCGCTTCAGCGCACGCTCAACCGGCGTCAAGTTCACGCCGCTTGCGTCGGCGTTGATTTTCAGCGCGAGTGAGAGGACGTTAGCCACGGAATGCCGCCTGAAGTTTCAAGAGTTCTGCGTGATCTTGTGACGGGTGGCGTGGCGGCGGACTCGTTGGCACAAACGCGTCAGGCTTCGGCACCTGGCCTTCCTTACAGTGCGGAGCCATGACGGTCGAAACGAGGAGGCTCGTCTCAGCCCATGAATCCGGCAATGCCTGGAAGTGCCTCGTGTAAGCGATCCACTCGGCCAACTCCTGCGAATCCATCCGCACCGACAGTTCCCTGACCGTCATGCCGAGATACCCGGCTAAGGCGAACAGGAATCGCCGATTCGGCGAGATGCTCAGGATTTTCCCAGCTGCTCGACATCACCCTCCGACATATGGTTGTGCTTCATCGCCGCGTCAAAGAGACGCCCCATGACCGCTCCGCTCTTCTGGGCGAACTGCTCAATCTGGTCGCGATTGAACAGCAGCGTGCCCTTGTCATCGCAGAGCACACGGGCGAGATATTCGGTGCGGAAGTTCTCGATGCCCGTCTCTCGCTTGCCGATCCAGAGCCGCTCGTAGCTGTCACGCTCGCCGACGCTCATTACGCGGCAGTACACGCATGGCACGCCGTCTGATTCGGTCCACCCAGCAGGCTTCCACTCTGGAACCTCAATCTTGAGAAGCCCGAGGTCATCGATGGCGAGGATCTGATCTGCGGTGAGTGTTGCCATCAGCAATCTCCAATGTCACGTTGCGGTTTCCGCCACAGTTAAAATGGTAAATGTGTGGTCAAACCGCATGACATCGTTTGTGACCGCACTGATAGTTCCGCCTTCATAGCGACAGATGTGATCGAGGATCGTGATCCTTCTGTCGCCAGTGCTCGGCGCGGGATACACAGGAAACCGTGGCTCTCCAGGAAGGCGTATCCACTCTGCTGTTCTTCCGAAGTCTTTTTTTCGGGCACCGCCAATCACGCTGCCCATGCACGCTATGGTTAGCCTTTGAGCAACCTTATCTCTCGGAAACGGGAGATACGCGTCGGGCTTCCATATCGGCTCAAACGACACCATTCGCACGGTACCGCCGTCGATTGGAGGCTCCCCATCTCGCGAAGGAGCAGAGTCTCCGGCAACAGGAGGCGAGATCGAGAACTCGCTGACACCCTGGAGCTTGGCTTCAGCCCATGTCATCGTGAACCCTTGAGCCGGGATAGCCATCGCGGCCTCCAGGCATCAAGTGATCGACGCGGTGCGAGCCAGCGAAAGCACGCCCTGACCACGGACGGCGTCGTTCGTCGCAAGGGTCAACGTCGAGCTCTGCACCGTCGCGATAAAGTTCGTCGCTGCGACGCCCGTTGTTCCAACAAGGGCCGTGCCTGCGATTGAGATAAAGACAGTGCCGGTCGCACCGTCGAGCAGGATCGTCTTGCCGATGTAATCAAACGTGATCTGCCGGCTGACCTCACCGGCACCGGCCGCCGCCGCGAGCGGAGCGTCCATCGTAGCGGACGTTTCTCCAACGGTCTGGCCGAGATGAGCAACGTCAATCGTGGCAGCGTCGTCCGCCGGGTTGGTGTTCGCGATCACGACATTCGTGACCGTGTAGGCGTTCGCTCCAAACCGGAGAACTGTTCCTGTCCCGTCGTGAGGCGTTGCAAAGGTCGCCATCGTGTCTCCTATGTCTCGCTAGACCAAAGAACCGTGTACGTTTGCGACACCGAGTAGACGGGCGGAAGGTCGCCGCCAGCCAACTGGATGAACCCGTCTGCCTCGTTCGTGAGGCTCACGAGTGCAATCTGTACCGAGTTTCCCACGCCGCCTCCAAAACCATCCAGACACTGACGGCACCGATCGGCGAGTTCCCTTACTGCCTCATACGTCTCGGCGTAGAGGTCGAGACCCAGTGTCACGGTGGGCATTCCGACCGGGCCGCCGAGGCTCTGCTCTCGCTGCACCGCCTGCCGCCGCCAGGTCACGAACGGCAGGGAGGCTGACGCAGGCGCGATGACCGGGTAGACGCGGCCCGCGATTAGCTGGGCCACGCCGGGGTCAGCCGAAAGCCGGTCGCCGATGAGTTTTTCGGGTGCTCGCACCGCGTGCCTCTAGTCGTTCAAGGTGCCAGTTCCAACCGATGCCGAGTTCCACGCCTCGGCGAGCGAAATCTTGAGCTCCCGAACCAGGATCTCGGCGACGTTCGCCTGCGTTTGCTCGAACGCCGTTCGCAGCGGCGGGCGACCCGTCGAGCCGCCAACCGGCATCGCCGGAATCACGATCGGATTCTTCGACTTCTTGAAGAAGGCTCGCGGGTACGCCGGATCGGTTTGCACCCGGTGCGGCAGGCCGCTGCCGCGAGGCGGGCGAGGAGTCTTCTGAAAACTGAAATCTCCGAGCCTGTTGTAGCTCGACGCGATGTACCCGCCCTGTCCCGCGACCGTGTGCTCGCGAACGTCCACGACCCGGCCGGACTTTATCACTCTCTGATGGGCAGACCGCTTGTACGGCGTCATCGAGAACTTGTCCGCGACCCGGCGAGGCTGCGTGCCCTCTTCGAGCCACCACTGGTGGAAAGCACGATCAGGCCCGCGACGAACCGAGCCGCCTGCGGCACTCTCCGAGCGGGCTTTGCCAGACCGCCGATAGCCGACAATGCCGACGGCGTTCCCATCCAGCGGGTACTTCACAACCTTGTAGTCGCGAGCCAGCTGAAGATTGCCAGTTGGCCCCGTCGGCGTCGTTTCGAACAGCCGGCGAAACAC